TTGATCCGGCTTACGATACGCTATATGTCTATCGAGAACTCTACGGATCAGGAATGACCGGTGTGGATCTTGCCGAGAAGACTCTTAGATTAGAGCTTGGTGAGAAGGTTGCATATGGTATCCTAGATAGTTCTGTCTGGCATCAGAGGGGTCACTATGGTCCTTCCGTTGCTGAAGAGATGATTGCTGCAGGCTGCAAGTGGAGACCCTCTGATAGAGGTCCTGGTTCCCGTGTAGCAGGTAAGAACAGACTTCATGAACTCCTGAAAATTCGTGAAGATCGTCTTGGGGAGAAAAGAGCAGGTATCGTTTTCTTTGATACTTGTAGGCAGATTATTTCCGACCTTCCAGCTATCCCCACAGACCCAGATGGTACTGAGGATATTGACAGTCGTTATCCACACGATCACTCTTATGACGCCCTTCGTTATGGAATTATGTCCAGACCTAGAGCTTCTTCTCCGCTCGATTGGGGAACTAAACCCATGCACAAGTATATTCCTGCAGATGATGTTTTCGGTTACTAAAAGCTACCCAGAGGGTACCGAGGAAAATGATGAAAAGAAATGGAAGACAATCTGATAACGTCATTGATATCAGAGACACAAAAGAAAATGAAAAGTATCAAGCAAAAGTCAAACAAGAACTGAGGGCAAGGAATTCACCCCGGCTTCTTTCCGATGAATCTGTTGCTTATAACACAGACAAGAGTCCATCTGATCTCATTGTCAATCGTTTGAAGAATCCAGGTAGAGCAACCAAAACCAGAGCAACTCGTCAACACAACGATCCTGCTCCTGAATCCTTGGATCAAACCTCTCGTTCTAATTATGACGAGGTTCCTTTCTTCAAGCACAAAGAAGTTCCTAACGTATATAAGGAAGAAAAATAATGGATAACGTCATCTCTTTCCCTGGCTCAGAAGTTCCTGATTACTACATTGATGATACTAAGGAACAACCTGGTGTCTCAGTGGAGAAAGTAATTGAGTCTCTTCAAGACAAGGAATTTGATGACATTATCGTTATCGGAAGAATGCCAGATGGTAGGTTCTATTTTGCCACCACCTCTGGAAACATACAAGAGGTCAATTGGGATCTCGATAAGGCAAAGTCCATATTGATGTCCACAATGATTATTGATCTAGGATCTGACGATGACTAAAAATTGTAAACCTACAGCTATTGCTAAGATGAAAGCAGTAAAAGTATCCATTCCTTCCAAGAAACCAAAAGGTAAGAAATAATGGCTGGTGAAACTACTAGAGCTAAGATCGCTGATACACTAGCAAATCTTATCGCTCCTGGTGCTGACGGCGATGCTCTCGCAAATGCTCTTAGAAGTGGTATTAAAATCGTTGTCCTCACCCAAGTTGAGTATGACGCCCTTGCTGTTAAAGACGCAAATACAATTTATATCACAACTTCGTAAGGAGGTCCTTAGTGACAATTTATAAAGGGTCTTCTGAAGTTTCTAATATCTATTACAACTCCACTGCTATCTCTGACATGTATTTGGGAACAACTTCTGTACACAGTGGGATTGTTCCTCATGATGACTGGTTCGCCAACGACGGGTGCGCATACCCTTGGTATGGTTATGCCACTTATCCACCCGTTCTCTATGATTCGACGACTAACACCGTCCTCGCCACCTATCAGGCTTGGAATGGGGCGGACCCTCGTCTTACGAACGCTGCTCGGATCAACATGACTACCCACGAACGGACGGTCACTCTAGCAGGCAACAATAACATTGCTGACGACGCGCATGGTGTTCCGGCTATCTGTAAGGATCATCAAGGCTGGGGTCATATTCTCTACGGCCCCCATAACGGACAGTTCTCGCTCAGCAGCACCGATCAAGTTGTCACGGCATCCGGTGCGTTCACGTGGTCCGAAAAAGCGAACCTCATCAGCACCGAAAAGACCTATCCCCATCCGATACCACTTGGGGATAAGATTTACCTATTCGGTAGGCGCAGAAACGTTGGCGCAACGAAGATGCCAATGGTGCTAACTATTGGGACCCCATCCGATGGAGTGATCTCTTGGGGGACACAGCGCGATCTAGTAGACTTTGGCACAGACAGCCGTGCATACCTTGGCTACGTCAAGGTGATTGAGACCAAGATACACTTGACGGTGACCAAGGCCGATTATAACGACACGTTCCGTCGCGACTTGTACCATTTTATCTACGACACGGTTGCCGATAGCATCAGCAACTTGGACGGCTCCCTCACCGTGGTCGCCGCAAGCTTTCCAGTCACGTCTGCCCAGGCGGATGCGTCGTTCAGAACGCTTGACCAGAACGCCCCTTACAACACATCCCCGGCCAACTTCATAACGGATGCTGGGGTTGTCTATCAGGTTTACAATCTGACCGACACGGGCACTGGCCTCACCACCGATCACTATCGAGTATATACGCCGGGGTCCGGATGGAGTTCGACTGACGATCTCGGGAACGTTCTTGCTGGCGTGACCGGCGCTCTATATCTCAACACTGATGGCTCCCTGGATTATTACTATGTGCGCGACCCCGGAGACCTATGGGGAATTGGCGGCAACATCTACCGGAAGGTGAGATCTTCAGGTGGCGTGTGGGGAAGCGAGGAACTGATCCGTGCTGCAACGGACTTCGCGCTGCATGGGCTGAGCCCGATTTATAACGGCAATGCAAATTGCAAGGTCGCGTTCGCCGAACACACACAATCCGAAGCTACCGAGAGCGGCGCACTCAAGATGTTCGTTTATGGCGATGGTGGATTTGCCTAATAGTTCGAAGAATGATGTCACAGACTAAAATTAAATAAGGAGTTCTTATGGCTTCATTTATGGATGATATGCCAACCAATAATGATCTGACAGTGGAAACATCTGCTGATCCTTCTTCGGCAGTTTCTGTACCTGAAGCCTCCGATGTTCCAAACGACGACCGAAAATATTCTAGGCTTGTAGAGACCATTCGAGAAGACTTCGCCAAATCTGAACGTAAAAGATACATTGACGAACAGAGATGGCTTGAGTGTTTTCGTAATTACCGTGGTCTCTACGGTCCTACTACTCAGTGGTCTGGTAATGAGAAGTCGAAAGCCTTCATTAAGATCACAAAAACGAAGGTTATGGCTGCCGTAGCTCAAATCGTTGATGTTCTTTTTGCAGGAAATCGATTCCCTATTGGGATTCAGACGCCAAATCTTCCGATTGGTATTGAAGATACGGTACATGTAGACCCAACTGGTCAATCTCAGATCAAATCTGATAAAAATCCCCAGATGGCACCTCACATTGCCAAGCTTTTTGGTCCAAAACAGAAGGTTCTTGAGCCAGTACAGGATAAAGTTCAGTCTGGTCCGGGTGTTTTGCCCACTGACATCACTTTTGAGCCTGCTAATGACGCAGCCAAGAAGATGGAAAAGCAAATCCTTGACCAATTGGATGAAGCAAATGCTTCTAAGTCCCTTAGGTCCACTGTTTTTGAAATGGCCCTCTTCGGAACGGGTGTTTTCAAGGGTCCTTTCGCCATTGATAAGGAATATCCTCGATGGGGTAAGGATGGTGCATACGATCCTGAGATAAGAACTATCACATTTGTTGAATTTGTATCCATTTGGGACTCATATCCAGACTGCGACGCCAGAAATATGGCGGAGTCGGAGAAGTTTATGCAAAGACATAGGCTCTCTCGTACAGAACTCCGTGCTTTGAAGCGTAGACCTTACTTCCGTGGTAAAAACATTGAAGCTTTGATCTCAGAAGGCCCAAATTATATCCAAAAGTATTGGGAAACAGCCCTAATTCAGCAGACTTCTAACCAAATGAATGTCGATGATAGGTGGGAAGTTATCGAATATTGGGGTGTAATTGACGCTGATATCGCCAAAGAAAACAACATTAGGATACCAAAAGAATTCAGAAATCACGACCAAATTCAGGTAAATGCATGGATTTCAGGTGGTCATGTACTCCGATTGGTATTCAATCCTTTCACTCCTGCTAGAATTCCTTATCATGTAGTTCCCTACGAAGTAAATCCCTATTCCTTCTTTGGTGTAGGTATCGCAGAGAACATGCTTGATACTCAGTTGCTCATGAATGGTTTTATGAGACTTGCTGT